AGACCCGTAAGCTGTGACATTGCCTTCTACAGTTAAGTTTCCAGAGGCATCCAGCTTCATTCGATTTGTGCCGTTATAAGCAAACTTTAGGTCTGTTCCAGATTGGGTGACAGTCCAAGCACCCAAATTCACTGTAGAAGCGTTAAGGGTAGAAGCTGAGAACGCCTGACCAGATGAACCCGCCAGTGCGGCTTTGGAGTTAAGCTGCGTTTGAATGTTGCTCGTTACGCCGTCCAACTTGTTAAGCTCTGCCGTTGTCGCTGTCAGCCCGTCTAGCTTTGCAACCTCAGCGGCAGTCACACTTCCGACCAGCGTATCAATCGCGTCGATTGCGTCGTTTACGGTCTGACCCCAAGTATCCTCGGAGCCGCCGATGGTGGGCTTGGCCCAGCCTTGGTTTGTTGTGTTAGCCATCTATTCTTCCACCCAAATCGTTGTTGCCTTGCCTGCGTCAACCCATGTTGAGCTTGCTTGGCCTTGTTCCGTCCAATTCACTGAAGCCCCGCTCACGCCAACCCATGTTGAGCTTGCTTGGCCTTGCTCTGTCCAAATGTCTATTGCGGAAGGTTCAGGCTCCCACAAGAAACGTGCATTTGCAGACACTATAACAGAAAACGCAGCAGATGCACTACTATCCCGAACTCTTCTAACAATAGCTGACGCTGATAGAAATGCAGACAGTTGAGATGCAGCGCTTTTCACGGAGATAGCATTTGCCGATGTCGTTAGTGCGGTCAGCACAGCGGATGCACCGTGCTGTATGCGTGTCGCCAGCGAAGTTGCAGTTAGTGCCGCTGATGCCACGCCAGCAACGCTCTGCACGCGCAAAACCTCAGCAGTCGCAGTCATGTCCGAAGACACGACGGCGCTTGCATCGAATATATCACCCTGAGCATAGCCGGAAATCCAGTAGTCAGGCTCAACGTAATATGTTTCTGTCATTGTCCAGAAGGCTCCTGCGGCCACGCTATACTGTTAGGAAACCCAGACTGCTGTGGTATGTCTAAGAGGTCTGTGCGGTACGTGGACCACTCAGTCTGCTTGCCTGCTGTTAGGTTAGCCCAGCGAAGCGGGTTAGACACCAGTGGGTCAACAACTGTCGTTAAGATGTTGTCACGTTCAGCACGAACCTCTACCGCAAGTGCTGCGTCTAGTTCAGCTTGAGTAGGTGGAACGTAAGCTACGAAGTCCGTGCCTATGAGAGCCATGACTGCATCGTTGTCGATGGTTGTGTCAGTGTCAGCAGGGTCTACTGTGTAAGGTATCCAGTCGTAGTCTGGATGGTTAATCTCCACATCCATACGAAGGTTGTCAGACTGTAGTGATACCGCATTGCGGACTTCTGTGATTGCAATGCTCATTTAAGAAATCCTTACCCATAGGGTTGTGCGGCCACCAGCCACGTAGGCGTAGTTTGATCCAGAAGCATTAGCCCGCCCCGTGTACCCCATACACCGCCAAGTACCACTAGCTGAAGCTGTATAATAACCCGCCCAACCTGTATTGTTCACGTCTGAGATTGCGTTGGCATAGCGTAAACCAGAGCCTGCTCGTGTTGTACCATTAGGAGTTATGTTACCTGCCACCTCGAAGAGAAAAGCATAAGTACCTACAGCACCAGTGCTTGTGGAACCACCAACACCCGTCAGAGCAGAGCCGTTGCCGTGAAAACTAGGTGCATAGATAGGTTCAGTAGAGGTAATCTTTGAGTTGTTTACCTCAAGACGTTCTGCACCACCTGTTACAACACGCCATTGGTCTGCTGCGTGGAACCCAAAATAAGTATTAGTATCGCCGTTGTGATATACGTTACCGCCGATTGTAAGGTGATTTGCAGTCCAGAGGTTATCACCCATTGCTGATTTAGGTGTACCGTTCGAACACCAAACCATTTGGTGTCCAGCAGCCATTGTTCCGCCAGTGCTGTTGTTGGTATGCTTGTAGGCTAGACCATAAAGATTACCAAAGTTAGTACCGCTGGCATGGTTTCTGTAGGCTGTCCCCATTGACCATATTTGGTCTGTTAGAGCAGAGTTATAAACCCCAAAGACACCGTTATCCCGCCCTGTTGAAACAATATCACTGTTTGTAGTGATTGTCCCAGTCATAGTACCGCCAGATTTTGGTAGAGCATTACTAGCTAAAGTACCCTGTGCTGATGTGGCGAAAGAGCTTGCATGAAGACCATCAAGCAAATCAGCGTCCAGACCAGAGCCTGAACCATCAACAGTCTTAACTGCTGTTAGTAACTGTGCTGCTGTTTGGGGTGTCGGTTTGTTTTCTAGTTCGTTAAAGTCACCTGTTGACGCTACTGAGTGCAACCCCGTAACCTCAGAGGCTGCGACTACACCGTCATCAAACGTACCGCCTGAGATTAGGTCGGCCATCTTTCTGTTCTTTGATCTACTCATGCTAGAGGCTCCTGTGGCCAAGTAATTATATTAGGGAAGCTATCTTAGACCACCGTAAGGCCAGCAGGTTGTACCGCTGCCAGTTCCTCTGGGGTTGTAGCTGCATCAATAGCTGGGTCGGTAGGTGCATCACGCAGAGCTTGCTTGTCAGCAGTAATCTGTGTGGTGTCAGCGCCAGTTTCGAGTGCCTTCATAAAGGCTGTGTCTAGCGCAGCGAGTGGCTCAATACGGGCCTGACGTATCTTGTCACGCCAGATGTCTCGTGCTGCCGCCATGTCTACAGAGATAATCCCTGTACCAGCATCAGCTTCCCAAGCACCACGGAAGGTACGTTCTGCGGGTAGTGTATAGTCTGCGGCGTCATAAGATGTTGCGCCGATTTTAATGAAAGTCTGTGTCATGCTGCTATCCTCCAAGCATTACGAAACGACCTGTCAGAGGGTACGTCTTCTGTTTTGACAATCTTAAACATCGGTCTGTTGTATTCCTGCGACCAGATGTGACGAGGGACGTCCTTCATTACGAGATACTCAATGGCCTCCTCCTCTGTGAGATGGCCAATACGAGGTGCAGTCCACTGTGCTGCGTGTTTATCTGGGTCATGCTTAAAGGTGTCGTGACGACCCTCTGCGATGGCCTGTTGCTCATCGTCCTGCAATGCCCAGTAAACGGAGATGGGTGGCAGTAGCCCAGCCTTAGCCTCTTCAAGCCAGTTGTCGCTAGGGACAAGCACACAGGCGGGTTGCTCTGGTTGCTCTGGGTCTTCGAAGATTACTCTGTAATTGCTCACACGGTCACCTGAATGGATGCGATTTGACTATCAATAAAGCCGCCAGCATCAGTCTGACAGTGAACCCATACAGCGGATGTGCTGTATACTTCGGCTTCTCTTGGACCTATAGTAGCAGTACGGACAGTATTCTGAGTCGCTGCTCCTGAAAGTGAATAGCTTGATGTGCCAATCACAGAGGAGAATGAGATTGTAGTTTGTCCGGTGCCGTTATCAGTTATGGAGGACACGTTACCGTCTAACCTTATACTCTGAGTACCTTTTTGATTCCAGTTCACCCAAGCCTTCACAGTACCAGCACCAGATGCAATACCTGTTAAGTTAGAACCATCACCTGAGAAGGATGTGGCTTTGACTGTTCCACTCACATCAAGGGCTGTGGTAGGGTTGGTCTTACCAATCCCAACATTACCGCTGCTGTCGATGCGCATGGCTTCAACTGGAGTAGTCCCAGAATTATTTGTAGCAAATACTAAATCGTGAGCATTACCTGTGTTTTTAGTGGCAGCTTCAAGATAAGCGCCACGGCTATTGTCATTAGTACCGGATAACCAGATTCTAGCCCCTGTCCCAACTCCTGTGCCGGTATTTACAACAGATAAAATCTGCTCAACCGCAGCGTCGGTATCCCCTGAAACATTTAGTTTGTGACTAGGCGAACTCGTACCAATACCCAAGTTCTCAGCACTCGCATCCCAGAAGAACTTTGCAGTGGTGCCTGTGTCCTCGTAGAAGCTGATGTCGCCGCCTGATGATGCTTCAAAGTACTTAACTGCTGATCCACCACTTGGGGTATACCTTAAAGTGTATACCTCATCTCCGCCGTTTACTATCTGCCAACTATTATTATCACCGTTTTTGAGTTCCACCCCAACGCCGCCAGTAGGTGAGGTGCGCTCAAATGTACCTAAAATAAAATCAGAGCCATCCACAGTCAGCCCATCGCTGGTGATAGTCCCAGTGACGCTCAGATTACCAGCCATGGTATCGCCAGCCTTAGCTACAAACTCAGCGTCAGCTTCTGTTCGATTGTATCCGTCTACTTGTGTAACGGATGCCTTTGATCCAATGTATCCCGACATTATGTTTGCTCCAGTACACTCACGATAACATCGCAAGAGGATGCAGTATCAGATGTTACAACAACGGTATCTGTTGTCTCCAAGATGATCTTGCCATCCAAGACAGACAGAGCGGAACCAGCAGGAATAGGGATACCTTTAGCGAGGTAAACACCAGCCACTTGTACGTCCATGCTGATCTGCGAGGCTGAAGTGTTAGCTAGGTTGCAGCCAATCATAACGGCAGTAGTAGCACTTGGAACTGTGTATGTCGTTGTTGCACCAGTGCCTACCGATGCTGACGTGTAATTCTTGAATGTATTAGCCATGATCTATCCTAATGCGATTGCGAGGGCCAAGGCGCTGCTTTCAGCGTCTGCCGCTGTTGTATAGCCCGCCAAGGCGTGATTGCCCCAGCCATGCGCTGTGTCTGCGTTTGCACCCTGAGCAGCCGTTGCCGTGGTTGTGTCCACGTACTGCTTTGTGGTTGCCTGTAGGCCCGCAGTGGGGTCCGCATTAAGCACCAAGCTGCCCGACATTGTGCCGCCAGCAAGTTCCAGCTTGTCTGCGTTTAAATTGGTGAAGTTTGCGTCAACTTCCGTGTGAGTTAGTGACGAACCTTTGCCGGATCGCGTTACGATGGTCGTCATGCGTCACCTCAGTCTAAAGTTACATCAATGTCGCCCGCTGGGATGCGAAGAACGTCAGCAGTGTCGATTGTTTTCGATGTCGTTAAAGCAGCGTATGCAATCTGGTTGCCGCCAGTTGAAGCGTCGTAAACCGCGATGTGTGTAATCGTACCCCAAGAGCCTGTGGCCGATGGATACTCAATTACGTTGCTGGTTGTCGCCGCATTGCCGCTCACAGTGAATGTGGCCGCTTGGCGGGCATATCCACTGCCAGATAGCTCAGTGCCACCCTGCGCCTCGCTCGGAGCGGACGTAAATAGC